TTAGGCGGGTTTCCAAGATAAAGTGTAGTGCGTGCCTGATGTAATGTAAGGATCTTTCATGCTTGAAGGGTTTGCATGTTCTATAAAGCTAAAGGACCCAACACCATAATTAGTTCGATTTTCCTCCCACGAAATGGAGGAGATCTTAGAATTCAAATCTGCAGAATTCGTACTAACTAAAGGTGATAGCGTAAATATGGTTTTGCTTCTTACGTACCAATTAGAGCAATCTAAATAAATATTCAACTGAGAAGTTATAGTGCCCCCGCCACTACTGGAGAAGCTATGGGTAAAGGTGTTAACCGTTAACCTGCTATCGGATGTTTTCACAGAACTTCCCGGTATATAGTAATCATACCCATATTTCCTATCGTATTGAGAGGAATTTTTCCTCCCAAAAACTAGGTCTATTGACACTGACCCATGACTTGGCAGGGCCTCAACAACTTTAGGATAGAGTAAATAATCCCTAGTGACATTAGACCTTGGGTTGAACCAACTCCCATCTGAAGAGTATCTCCAGTCAACAAATACCTTATTTTCATCCCTAGGGCGCCAATACGTATCCAAATCAACTTCTGGGTACAAAGATCTAAAAGACTCAGGAGTTTCTTTAGGGAAAGCAAATTGCGTCTTTGGCCCCCCAACAAAATCGGATCCGACTTGTAGTTCAACCACCCAGAACTTGGTGCGATCTATAGAATCGCTTTTGACAGTAAGGAGGGCCTTATGCAGCATAGGACACCTCCGTTGCGGCTAGACCCAAGGCGTAAGAAACACGGTCACAGAAGGGTTGGACTCTATAACGCGAAGGACCGCAGAACACGGATCCCCTTCTGAAACTATGTCGATCCCTACAGGGTCGGAAAACCTTAAGTAAGGCCCCGTAGTGACCACATCCAGAGCGCCGCCTACTTCGACAGGGGCTGTTATCGTTGTTGATATCTCTGTAACCCTGGAATCGTCCAAGATAACATCGCCGCTGGTGAGGTCCACAATTTTGATTTTGCCTCTTCCCGTATCGCTTGAATACGTTATCGTCACCTCTGTCATGCCGCCTGACACGACAAGATTCAGCATTTCCTTCCCAAGCATTTACCACGCCCTCCTTTCGAGAGCGGGTAAATACCTGCTTGACTTTCTTACAGATATCCGGTAGGGGGGGGGGGCGAATTCAATACCTATAAGTTTACCAACGTATTCTTTTTTAATAAGTATACTATAACTATAGCCGTAAAGAGTCGACGTACTAAACTCGTCCCAGTGGAGGTTCACACCTTCAATTACTTCTCCCGTAGACAATTTAATTCGGAGAGTAATACTCTTTGAGTGCTCTGGCATAGGCTCACCAGTTTCATTTTGCAGACTAATCATCGTAATCCCGGGGACACTATGTTGAGTGGATATGTTAATTAGCTTATAGCGGGGCAATCCAGGTATAAGCCAATAAGGACACTTATCTATGCTCCCGAAGTAGCCGCTCACCGAGGGGGTATATCCGTGAAACCCATAATCGAGACCTTTAACGCCCACAGTCATAACAATATGCGGCCTGAAAGGCTCTTCCGCGCTTAGCAATTGTTCTTTCTTCAGCATTCTTTACCTCCTCTCATCGAAGGCGGCAGATGAGCGCGGCTCAGCTCGCTCTCCCACGCAGTACGACAATGGTTATCCTGCCAAAAGAACAAGTGGTCGATGATCCATGCGGGCCATGACCTCGACCCATCGAGCTTGTGACGCCAAGCTCTTGCACTCAGCGTCTCATCAGCCCACCCGCCGAGAAGCGTGTTGACCAACTGGTCGAGCGCCACGGCAATCTGGAATCCGTCAGGGTGCTTCATGCCTTACCCTCCGTGTACGGCTCAGTCCACAGCTCGCCCATGGCGAGCATCGCCTTGGAGAGCGCCTGCTGGAGTTGAGCCTTCGTCACAGTCGCGACAAAGTTGTCAGCGAGCACCCAGACAGTCGACTCAAGTCCTGCCGTCTCAGCTGCTGTGATCGCTCGCGCCATACGAGACTGCGCCGACTCATCGCCGTCGAAGCGCATGCCGTCGACTTCCACCTTGATCGCTGCCACCTTGGCTGCACGTTCACGCTTGGCAATGGCAAGATTCTGTGCTTCCTGTTCTTCAGGCGTCAGCTCTCTTTCAGAGTAGGTCACGCCATACTGCGCCCAAAACGCAACCTTGCCTTCGTCTGGCGCTTCGCCAAAGGACACACGGTCCCTGTTGAAAATGTCCTGACGCACCTGCCATTCAGACTGGTAAGTAACGCCGTTGTACGTCCATGTCTTGATCATTCAATCAGCTCCCAAATTTTGTGAAAGTGGCAACGCCAAAAGTCCCGTACCATGCAAGCGTCACGAGCCCCTTGGCAAGCGTAGGAGCAGAACCGCTCCACGACCAAGAGCTGCCAAGAGTGATCGTGGCAGTTCCCGCAAGCGCCACGACGGTGATCCATGCCTTGTTGGCGGATCCGTTGTTGACCGTGAGCGTGCCGCCACTGGCAAGGCTCATCGAGCGAGCAGAACTATCTGACACTGTGGTTGCCGCTACAACAGTCTCATATGTCTTGATCGTTCCAGCATCACCCGTTCCTGGGATGAGCTGAGGTTTCCCGCTGACACCGGTCCAAGGCACTGCACTCGCCGAGTTCGCCGTAGTAGCAGAGTCGGCCTTTGCCGCACTCGTTGCCTTGGCGTTGATGCCAAGGTAGGTCTTCGCGGCATCCGTTTTGGCCAAGTACGTGCTCGCGGCATTGGCCGTCGTCAGGTAGCTCGCGAGCTCCGAAGCCATTGCCACGCGGTACTTGCCGCCGGTGCCGTGGACGATCCACAGCTGATGTGTGTCCTCCGCCCAGATCGGCTGCGCTGGCGTTTCCGCGTCGCCGCCATAGGCAGAGATCTTCGCCGCCGTGTCGTAGTTGATCCCAAATGCTGAGTAAGCCATTACGGCAACCTCCCCATAGAAATGCCTGATGCTTTGAAATAGGACGGCTTGTCGGTGATGCCGCCCCATGTCGTTGTACCTGCGGGGCCCGTCGCGCCCTTCAGACCCGTGAAAGCGAATGCGAATGTCCTTGCCTGAGCGGTCCCGCCCGCCGTCACAGTCACCTTAGGCGTGCCCGTTGTGGCGTCAACCGTAGCCGTTGCGCCAGTGATGGTGGCGTTGGCACCTGCCGCGCCAGTTGCGCCCCTCTCACCCTGAATGCCCTGGACACCCTGCGGCCCTTGGGCACCCTTAGGGCCGGTCGCGCCGGTCTCACCCTTTGCGCCCGCGTCACCTTTAGGCCCCTGGACCCCCTGAGCACCCTGAGGCCCCACATCGCCCTTGTCACCCTTAGGGCCTTTGATGTCGCCGACGTCCTGCCATGCCGAACCGTTCCACGAGTAGAGGTGCGTGCCGACCATGTAGGCGTCGCCCAGCTGCCCTGTCGGGTGTTGCTCCTGAAGCTCGTCTAGCGTCGGGAAGCTACCCTTGATAGAAAGCGGCGCGCCCGTCTCACCCTTGGGCCCGACGTCACCTTGATCGCCCTTGAGTCCTTGCGGACCTTGATCGCCCTTCGGCCCCTGCGCGCCTTGGATGCCCCGCTCACCCTTTTCTCCTCGGACGCCTTGCGGCCCCTTGATGCTCGTGAGCTTCGCACCCACCGTGAAGGTGCTACCCGCGATTGCCGTGATCGAGAAGACCTCGCCGTCGGGGTCGATGACCGTGTCGCCCACCTTGATGTTCGTCTGGGGTGTGAGAGAAGTGATCGCCGCTGTACCGTTGGCGCTCATGTTGACCGACGTCAGGCGCATGGCGTAGGCCGCCGTCTTTGCAGACTCCGCTGCCGCCTGCGCGGACTTCGCCGCTTCGCTCGCCTTCGTCGTAGCCTCGGTCGCCTTCTGCGTCGCAGTGTTTGCCGCAGTCTCGGCCTTGCCTTGCGCCGCCACGGCCGCCGTCTTCGCGGAGTCTGCGCCCGTCTTCGCCGTCTCGGCACCCGTCTTGGCCGTCTCCGCCACCTTCTTGGCGTTGGCCGCCGCAGTAGCAGAAGCCGCCGCGGCATCAGCCTGAGCCTTGGCGTTGGCCGTCTGCGTAGCACCTGCCGTCTCGACCGCCTTGACCTGAGCCGCACCTGCCGCGTTGACGGCGGCGGTCTGCGTGGATCCTGCCTGTTCGACCTTCGACTGCCATGATGTGCCAAGGGAGTTGACCGCCTGAGTCTGAGTTGAGCCAGCAGTCTCCACAGCCTTGACCTGCTTCTGACCTTCCGCCGTGACAGCGGCAACCTGCGTGCCGCCCTCCTGCGTGATGGCCGCGACGGCATCCTGACCGGCCTTCTTGACTTCGGCGAGCACTTCGCTCGAAGATCCCGCCGCACCAGACGCAACCTCGGCGTAGTGCTTTGAGCTGTAGAGATCGCCCTCGACAGGCGTGCCCATCTGGGTTGCCCACGCCTTCGCAGTCGTAGCGCTCGAACCTGCGGACGCCGCGGACTGCTCTGCCGATGTCTTCGCGGACTGCGCAGACGCGTTGGCAGACTCTGCGCCAACCCGCGCGGCCTCAGCACGAAGAGCATTCTCTGCGCTTGCCTCCACAGAGTTTGCGGCCTTCTCCAGCGTGCCGTCATCGACAGCGCCCGCCACCTTGTCGACAGCAACGATGTGGTCCGCCACAGTCTTGATGTTGCCGCCCTCGGCAGTGCAGTCCTGCGCAGGCTCATCGGTCAGACGCCCTGCGGAGAACTTCACGGGCACGCACTTGCCACCCTGCAGATCGCCCGCGACAGCGCCGATCTTGTCCATGTTGGCGGACACGTCCTTCACGTCATCGATATTCGTCGATACAGTAACGACATGATTCTTCATGCCAGCGACCGCCACAATCTCGCTGGCGATCTCCGCATCGGTGACGACCTGATCCTTGATCGAGGCGACGGTCTTATAGGCCTCGAGGTTCTCGGGGGCCGCGGCGTTCTCGATGTCGGCAACGGCACCTGCCACTGCCACGGTCTCGTCCTTGATGGACGCCACCGACTTGACGGGCTCGATGTTCTGTCCAACGGTCTTGACCGGCTCGATGTTGTCTGCGACGGTCTTGATCTCGGCCTTCATCGGCACGAGGACGGTGGCCGCTTCGGCGTACTCAGCGGTCTTCAGCTCGGACTTCTTCGCCTCTTCGGCGGACTTCTGGGCGGCATCGGCGAACTGTCTTGCATCGTCTTGAGCGGACATCAGCTTCTCAATCAGCTGTTCTGGCGTACTGTCAGATGTCGGCGGAACGGACAATGTGCGCCCAAGGCGCTCAACTAACTGCTGGATCTGCACAACCACTCGATCCATCGCTTCGTTGATGATCTCAGGCGGGAATCTCGAGTAGTTCGTCAGCTGCATGTTCTGCGTGTAGGCAACGGCAGACCCAACGACAAAGATGTTCCCCTTGACAATCGGCGTCGTCAAGACAACCGTGCCACCAGGCGTAGCAGTCTGGTCCGCATTCATCTCGACGGAATAATCCTGCCCATACACAAGCATTTTTGCCTGCGCTTCAGGATCATCAGCCGTGGCGACATACACGTCAGTCTTTTCAAAGATGAGAAAGCCGAAAGGCAATCTCGACTGTCCCTCTGACGTGAACGGCCCAGCTAATCTTTTGACGTACTCGATCATAGAAAATGGCTCCTTAGTGGAGCCATCTTCGTATGATTGGGCGAACACACGCGCACTACTGGTTCGGACCGTCGGCCATCTTCGGGGCGCGGCTGGGCTCGAGCTTATCAAGGCCCCACCAGTATTCCTGGCCCGCCGTTTTCATCGCCCACGCTTCCATCCTCGCCGTGTATCCAGGAGAACAGAAGTCCATGAGGTCGTTGTAAACCGCACGGTCAAAGACAGCCTTCGTGTACCAGAGGTTCACAAAAGGCATGTGCCCTCGCGCAAGCTTGAGCGCCTTCGCTTCCGTTGAGTTTTCCTTGTCGTACAGCCCCTCATTCACGGCAGATTTGGCGACGTCCCACGTGTCGAGAACCGTGCCAGCAACGGGGCCGAGGAACTTCAGGAAGTTCGGAGAGCCGTAGGCGTTTTTGCCGTCTACGCCTGCAAGGATCATGTCCGCAAGGAACGAAAGGCCGCCGCCCGTCGTCAACGCCTGCGCCCAGAAGTCTGTGTTGCTAAGGCTCATGTCTTGCACGTCCTTGCCCGCGATCAGTTCTTTCAGTTGAACCGAGATCGCGGCAGAGATCGTCGAGCCGACAATGACGGCGGCGGCATACTTTGCTGCGCTGGCATTCCCGCGAGTCTGCACAAGATCCTTCCCTCGCTCAAGATGCCTCAGCACAAAGCCGATCGGGAAACTATTGAAGAGCAGGAACGAGCGCATGATTTCACCGCCGAGCGTGCCTCGTTCGCCCGCGATGTTGGAGAGAGCCCTCGTCCTCAGGTCGGGAGCAAGCGAGGCCAGACCGGACTCATCGCGCAGGAAGGCGACGTAGGTCGAAACCGCGTGATCGACGTCCCTTTGGGTGTACGGGGCATCGATCTGCGGATCAAGACTGTCCGGATCTGGGTTGATGCCGTTCAGCGTGTCGAGGTCGACCTCTCGGATGTCCTGTCTCGTGAGAACCCGCGCGCCATTGTGTGCCTTATACGGCTTGGCGGCCTGCCACAGCTTCCAATCACGCTCAGTCACACCGAGGCGCTCCAACTGTCTCTTTTGGAAGGGCTCGAGTATGTTCCAGTCCCACGCGGACACGTTGGACATGACGCCCATCATGTTAATCATGGACGCCTGTCGAACCCCGTTAGTCCACTGGTCCAACAGGGAGAACTTCATCATCGCGTTGGCGAGCATACCCGTCCAACCCTGACCGACATTGTTCTGCCCAAAGCGATCGAGATTCGACGCAAGGGCGTCGGCCATCAGGCCCGCGCGGCGCGCGATGTCCTTGGACTCGCTGCCCCACGCCTGACAGAGGTTTGCCGTCGCCCTCAGCACCGGGACCTTGTGCAACCCAGAGGCGACAAAGTATGTGGCAATGTCGGGCAGAGAGTTGATGAACGTGCTCTGCAGTTTGCCGACAACCTCGAGGTTTCGAGCGCCGCCCATGAGACCGGCAACGAACTGTCGGTCAGGCCTGACAGAGGCGGCCTCACCATTCAGGACCGACCAGGCAGAGTCGTAGTAGTGTTTAGACACGCCGATTCGCTTCGCCTTGAGCGGCGCAAGGACACCCTGCATTTTGCCGTTCATCTGGTCCGCTTCGGCCTGACACATGCGCTTGATGCCTTGGTTCATGTTGTTGGGGTTCGGCCCCATCATCTCTAGCAGCGCGGCATCCTTTGCCGTGCGGCGCAGGCTCCCGAGCATATTTCCGAAGAACGGACCGTGGCCGAACATCTCCTGATACTCGATGAAAGCCTCGGCGTCCTTGAAGTGGATTGACCTGTGAAGATCGCCACGGTTAGCCCTGCTAGCGCCGCCGCCGAAGCCCTCACCAGCAACAGACGAAAGCTCGAAGTTTTCCGCGCCATTCTGAACAATCGTGTCATACGCCTTCAGAAGCATTCGCACGATGTCCTCGTCGGTCATCTGCTCGCCATTGAGATCGACGTAGCGACTCTTGTCGATGCGCTCAAAGACATACGTCACCCACGCCCGTTGATTGTCGCCGTATGGGTTCACGCCGTTTGCCGTGTAGCCAAATTCATGTTGGAAGCGTTGAAAGGCAGAATCACCCTTGAGGATCTCTGCAGCCTGTCTCATGCGCGCATCGTCGTGTGTCTGCGGCACGTAGTGCTCGAGCTTGCCCAGATTGCCGCCGGCGGCATTGAAGCGGTCGACCGCCGCATCAGAGAGCTTGTTCCACTTTTCGGCCACGCCCTTCGCGAGGTCAGACCCCGTGTTCACGCCATAGACTTCGCGCACGACATCGCGGGCGAAATCCCTGTCTTCCATGATCCCGAGGATCCCCTTTTGAAGGCCCTCGAGCTCGACAAGGAAGTCCGAGGCGATCTCGGCCTGAGTCGCCTGCACATAGCGATCGACCTCCTGCAGGACCTGCATACCCGCCGAGTAGCCGTGGTAGCCGCGCTTGCGAGCAGTGGCCATGCTCTTCTCAACGCGGGCCTGCGCGAGCACAGTTAAGCGAGCACGCTGTTTGATCTTCAACGCCTCTGTCATCATCGCCTCTTGGACTTCCTTGACAGCCATATCTACTCGCGCCTGTTTAGACATAGCATCCCAAGCCACCGGATCCTTAAGACGAAGCGCCGCCATTCTCGCCCGCACCTGTGCCAACAAATCTGATGCTTCTGTTGGCGTAATCTTTTTCCCGAGAGAAAGTTGTACGCGTTCGACGCACTCTTTGCGCATCTGCTTTTTACGAAAGTCCGTCATTTTTAAATCCCATTGTTTACCAAGGCACACGCGACGGCGGTAGCAACACCATCAATCGCAATCTTCTCAAGCTCAGCCGCTCGAGCATCTTCACGAGCAATCAGTTCTGCTGCGCTAATCGATGCGGGATCCCCATTGGCGTCCTCAAGCGGGATCACCATGTCGGGAGAATCTTCTAGCACGATGAGCGCTTGGTTAGTGAGCGCCTTCAGGTCGGCGTCTTCGGCAGAGGTGCGAACGTGCTCGATGCTCTCTCTGATGACCGCCGCATCACTCACATGTTTCTCCTGTTCTGCTGCCGACTTGAATGTCTTGACATCCCCGAGACCCTGACCGATACTTTCGTTAGGAACTGCAGTTCCAGAAACCTTGTTGTTGCCGACTGAAGTCGCGGGTGGATGCCAGTCCTGGGGTTGCCCTTCGTGCAACGAGAGGAGGCCACGGTCGTGAGTCTGACGATCAAACAACAGGGTTTCTTTTTCTATAGGTTGCTTGCTATAGAACACCGACCCAACACGATAAACCCCCGCCACCTTCTGAAACTCAACCTGAATTACAGCACGGGTCAGTCGCCCTTTCTCATCAACAACAATGGGACGAACAATGCGCAAACTGTCAGCCTTCGTTCCTTTGGACACCCACGCCCAATTCCTCACAACATCGTAAAGTGCGTGTTCAACATTTGAATAACCAGCCTGTTGAAGCTCCTTCTCGTGCTTGCGAATGTGGTCGCCGTTAAGCGTACCTTCCTGCAGTCGTACCGGAAGCGGCAAAACACCATCAACCCCCTCGGGCATCACCATAAGATCGGGCTTCCCATCGAGGCCAAAAACGCGATGAACTTTATCTCCATCACGCCCAACTTCAACTAACTTGAAAGGCTTCGGAGCTGAAATAGGAGCCATACCTTCCTTGCGCATCGCATAGTCAATGGCATCTCGCAAAGCTTGCCCACGCCGTTCGGCCTCAAACTGAACAGCTCCTGCAAGGCTATCCGTCTTGATGAATTGCCCCTCGTCGATTTCAACCCCTGTTCGGTGTGAGAAGTCTCGCATCACATCAAGCTGAGAGAGCGTCGTTACGTCGCCAAACATCGAGGTGCCGCCAGACGCAGCGTCGGCCTCGGCCATCGCGCGGTTCTTCCGGATCAAGACTGCGCTGGACGAGATGTCATCCACAATCCGCTTGTAACCTCCGCCCTCCTTGTCGACCTTCGCAAAGTAGTCGAGGTAGGCCTGCGCCATCGGAGACCGTGTAGTCGTCTTCTGAGCGGCAAGCTCTGACACGGACAGCTTCTGTCCGTTTGCACGTGTGGAAACGAACTCATTGAGCACCTCAGCCATGGCGGTACGAACGTCAAGGTCGCCAGTGCCATCAAGATCGAGTAACTTAGGCGCGAGCGCTCGATAGGCGCGCAACATGGTCGACACTCCGGCTGGAGCCTTGCCTGCATCCAGAAGCCCTGTCAAGCCAGGTGTCTTGTACACAGACTGAAAAATCGCAGCGTCCAAACGCGCATTTGCTTCTGCCGTTGGAACGCCGTTGACGACCAACCGATTGCGCTCAGATGCGGGCATGAGCTGCACGAACTGAGAGATCGTATCGAGAGAAACGTTTCCGTCCTCTGTGAACTTGAGCGATGCCAGGTCGATGCGTTGCGCATCATTGATTGCCTGTTCGACCATGCTCATCTCGGCAGTCGTACGGGTGTTTGTCCTATCGGCAATGTCGACGGGTAGCTTTTCCTTGTCGACCACGCGCACAAGGATCGGCTTCTGCATCTCCGCAATGACATCAGGATCCACGCCATGTCGTGCCGCGTCCAGCATTAGCTCTTTCTTGTACGTATCTGCCGTGCCAAGGTCATACGCGTGATTGAGCGCCGTCACGCGCCCATTACCAGCAATAGCATATGTCGCGTCCACGCCCTCGACTCCGTACAGGTTGTTCGGCTGACCGTTGATGTCGTTGGACGTGATGACCATGTCGGCATCCACCACGACGTACTGACTGTCGTAGCGCGCTCCAGTGCCGTCCACAAGCGTCACAGCAGTGCCGCGTTGAATGTCAGGGATATCCGCCCAATCCGTCACGACGGGCGCGCCGTCGGACAGACTGTTGCTGATCGAGACGCGAAGGTAGTCGGGGTGCGCGGCAATCCCTCGCATTTGCGCAACGCTTTCCTTCGAGGAGCGGTCGCGGTTCTGCAGGATCGCGCCGTCACGCTTTGACTGCGCGGCCAACTTCGCCAGAGACTTCTCGCGAATCTCCTGAATCACCTCAGGATCCACGGCCTTCTCACTCACGCGGACGGTCTTGCCCGCGTCAATCTGTTCGCGCGCGGTCGCCTCGGCCTGATGCGCCTCACGCACCTGCTCGGCGTTGCCGTGGTCGACCGGAAGGTTTGCCTCGGCTGCGACCTGCGTCGCGCGGTAGCGTGCTGCGTCCTCGACGTCCACGTCGGTCAATCCGGGCGCGTCGACCCCCGTGGCCTGCGCGGCCTGCGCCGACCTCGAGCCTCGAGCCTTCCACGACGCACCTGCCGACACGGGCCCCATGAGGCCACCAACGAGCGCATTGACGCCCATCCCGACGGGATCCGTCGGATCGTACTTCAACGCGAGCTTGGAATAGTCAGCATTTTCGAGAACGGTTTTAATCGCGCCCATCTCGTTATAGGACGTGAAAGCACCGAGGCTCGCACCGGTCAATACCTTTGCCTTGATGCTTCGCCCGAACGCACCAGGCACACCGCCCCAAAAAGCGTTCATCGCGCCAGAGACCATGCCGGCCTTCGTCGCAGTCTCATCGTCAACGCCCTCGTCCTTGAGCTTTTGCGTCTCATTGATGCCAACAGAAGCACCGAAGACAACAGGTGTCACAGCGATCGAGGCAGGCCCCGCAGCCGCACCAACGGCGGCGGCCATACCGTACTTCGCCAGACCGTTCGAGACGCCGTAGAGGACCTGAGCGGCCACGCTCGTTTTCTCTGGATCGGGCGTGTACTCGTCGCGAACGAGGCGACGGTTCTCGGCAGCCGTCGCGTCAAGCCACGCGCGGTACTCATCGTCGCCAAAGCCCGCAGACGAAACGACACCCTTCAGCGCAGACTGGTTTTCAAGGTAGGCTGCGCATGCGCCCTGCCAGATGGCGTCGCCCATACCTGTGTACCAGCTCGGCTCCTGTTCCACAGGCTCAACCGTCACCTGCGGAACGGGCGATGTGACCGGAGCGGTCGGGAGCTCCTCCGAATACTCTCTCAGAAAAATCATCTTGCAAAGCTCACAACGCGAATGGTGAAGGGAGAGCCGTCGGCCTGAATGAGCTTCTGCCCGTTGGCCATGATGACATCAAAGTCGTTATCGACGCCCGTCGAGGACATTCTCAGTCGCGCGGTCGGCAGGATCTTGGCGACCTCCTGCCCCGTCAGGGGCGTGCCGTCGGGGAGCTTTGCCACGACGCCCTTGAGGCGCTCGAAATTGCGGACATTGCTTCGCACAGCACTCTCCAGATCACTCAGACGAACGCCGCCCTTGAGCGCGACCTTGTAGCCGTTGTGCTCCTGAATGTCTCCGACGATTTCCATCATCGCCTGCGTTATTGCTTCTCCAGAACTCGTTCCGTTCATGACCTTCCCAGCCGCCACCGCTGTGATTGAATCGACCACTTTTTCGCGCACTACGGGATTGTCAATAAGACCATTCAATGCCTCGACCTTGAGCGGAATACCTGTGCTAGGCGAAGTCACAATGCCGACCTTCGTCTGCTTTTCGGCAATACCCGATTTTCCAAGGAAGTAGTTTTCTGGAACGCCATTGGCACGCATTGATGGATCAGCAGAAAGCAAAAATCCCGTTGCATATTCGTTACCTAATTGGCGCATCACAATGCCCACACCTGCCTCACCAGCGGCGTCAGCAATCTGCCCCAAAAAGACAGCCTTGTCTCTCGCCCCCAAACCGTCAATCTTCGTTTTGAGTCGAGACACCTCCTCGGAACTGAAGATCCTTGCTTTCGTCCCATAATCTGTTGCCATAGAGTCAGCATTCTGAGCACGCTTCGTCACTTGGCCAACGATCGAATTGAGGTCATCAAAATCAATCCCCTTGGTGTCATAGTCACCGGTGGATATCGCATACGCAATCGGATCGTTCTTTCTCGACTTCGTGATTTCGTCTCTAGCTTTAATAAGGGCGTCGCGACGCTTTACCTGGCCAGCATAGTCATCGCTACCGCGGACAGGAGCCGAAGCTTCAATGACAGCATTCATTGCATCGACAGGCATCTTGCGAAATCCATGCATAGCAGCAACTGTCTCGGCGGTCGACTCATAGAGGTCATAGCGACGCTTACCTTCGGGTTCCCCATACGCCTCAACATACTGCTCTAGACTCAACATATCTGCATCCACTCCAGTCTCACCAATAAGCGCAAGACTGTTCTTCTCGCGGAGCGCAAGATCTTGACGCCACTCAGATTGAGCCTCCTTTTGCTTCGTCCAGACCGACGTGAAGAGCTCTGCACGACGAGCTCGAGAAAGGCCATCAATAAGCGGGAGACCAGTCTTTTCCGAATTAATTGCCCGCCATAGCTCATCCTTGTCTCCAGTAAGAGGATGCTTTGCCGCCAACTCAACTGCGAGCAACCCTTTTGACTGACGCCAAAGAGAGTCGTCAAGCTTTCGACGGATGTCCGCACTCATTGAATCTTCTGGAGCTGACCTCAACGCCTCAAAAGCACTTACAGGATCATCCTGAGCCCACGCCGAAAAGCGATTTGCCTGCAGCTGATCCATGTGCGCACGCTTCTGGTTTGCCAAGGTCTCGGCGTCCCAGCCCATCAGTTGAGCCTGGTAGTCGAGCTCCATGTCGACAGAGGCCGCCGACTTCGCGAGATAATCGGGATCCGCATAGTGATTCGCAGCGTCCGCCTGCAAAGCCTCGACCTTGGACGAGGACGACTGCATCTGGTAGTGCCTCGTCTGGCTTGCGCTCCATCGCTGAGCCTGACTTTGAGCAGACTGCATGCGGTCATAGACACGGGACTGTACAGCCTCTCGAGCCTGCGGAGACAGCTTGCCGACAATCTCGTTGACGTCACGAGTCATCGCCTCCATTGTGGGCTGATAGCCATCCATGGCATTGCGGCCCATCTTGGTGAGATAGCCGGTCTCGGGATTGTTGAGATGCGCATCGATCGCACTCATCACCTCGCGCTCGGCATCGTCGCTTTCTGCCTTGATGACACGGGCGCGCTGAACGTCGAGTGCCTTGACCGCAGAGTTGGCCCACTCCTGCACAGGCATGAGCGCCTTCTTCATAACGGCGTCATAGTCCGTGCGATCCTGAGGCACGCTGATAGGCGAGAACCCAGAGTTACCCGAGTCCCGCACCTGAGGCAGGCCGCCCTGAAAAGTCGGAACCATTGGCATTTAGTACCCTCCGATCATCGTCTTCTTGTAGCTGGACGCAATGTCCGGGTAGTTCCATCCACCACTGCTTTTGCTCGTGTCAAACATCCCGGAAGCATTCATGAGCATGTAGTTGCTGGCCACTTGAGATGCGCCGCCCAACAGCGTCGTACCGAACTTGTCCCACTTGTTGACCTTCTGCGCCTCTGCCTGAAGCGCCTGAGCTTCGTAGCCGACGCCCTTCCACCGGTAGCCCCACGCCTCAGACAAGGCGTTCGACTTGATCTGGTTGACGTCCATCTCCTTGACGATGTCGGTGGACGCCTGCATCTCTGCAGCGCTTCCCTCGCCGACTGCGATGCCGTTTGCAGCCAACGCCGCACGCTGAGCAGACTTGACCTGCCCGGCCGCCATCGTTTTCGACACAATCGCCTTCTCGGACGCACGCAAAGTTGCTTGATACTGGCGCTCCATCATCTGAGCATTGATGCGGGCAATGTTGGCCTGAGCCTGAGCGGCCGCGTTCGAATGCTTGGAAACACCGAAAGAGCCGAGCGCCGTAATGGTGTTCGCGATGCCCTGCGTGATGAGCATCCCGTACCCGAATTGAGCAGGAGTAGCAGACATAGAAAAACCCTCTAAGATGCCTACACCTTAGAGGGCCTATCTCCCTACACGCGCACGATCACGAGAGCTCGAGCACCGTCGTCATGCTCACGATTCTCAGTGGCAACGGGTATTTCTGCCGAACGCAGACTTGCCCGCTCTGAGACCACTGCGGCTGAATCTGGAAGCCTATCTCGTCGGTAATCAGTTCGGGAACATTGCCAGCGAACTCTGTCGAACGAGACGGGTATTCAGAGAGCTTGTCGAACGACGGACCCGCCTGAGTGCCTGACGAATTAACCACACGAAAGAAGACCTCGCGAACGTTCTTCTTGTGGCCGGATCCGTAGGAACCATCCTGAAGCGCCATCGCCGCCGGCAGCGTCTTCATGTCCGCCATGAACGGTAGGCCGACATGGACAACTTTGGCGGGATAGGTAAGTGTGATCTTTCCGTCTTTGACAGCCTGAGGCGGCTCTACTGCGCCGTCCGCAAGAATGCTCACAGTCTCTCCCTCAAGCCAGGTGAGCCCCGCGATCTCCTTCTTTGCCTCTCCACGGTACGTGCCTGCACAGTCTACATAGACGCACTCCTTTAGCTCAGAGTACTGGCGCTCCGACATGCGCTCTACGAAGCGCACGGGTTTCCCACCGATCGTGCGAAGTACTTCAACGTAGCAGATGTCCTCATCGCCCTCGGCGACGACGCACACAGACTCGATAGAGCCAGCAGTCTCAACAGTAGAGAAACCGCCGACTTGCTGTTCAGGCACGTAGGTCATCGCAATCAACTTTCCAGACGAAGAGACTGCCCACACAATAGGAGACGGCGCTTTCGAGTAGGCGAGATCGACGATTTTCAAGTTATCGAAGAGGTGCGGCGCGCGAAGGCACACGTCACCTGAGATATAGCCTCCTGCCTCATAGTTGTACCCAAGCTCACGAAGATGTCCGCCTCGACCTGCACCATAGATCATGCTCGATCCGATGACGAGAGGCTGCACGTTCGACGCACCAACATAACTTTGAGGTCGCACTGACATCGACTCTGGCGTAATGGCGTCGGAATTTAGAGGCGACACACGCCACTCTGCTGCGCCAGTCATCAACATCAGTTGAGCAAGAGGCACAATGTGCAGGATCCGGTTAGCCTCTCGTGCCGCGACTCTGACGGCGATTCTGTCGTCTGATTGGGTTGGAAGCGAGTAGGACATGTCCGCCTCAGTGCCCGGCCTCGTTGCCCACAGATTGTTAGGTCGATTCTGAGTGCCGCCAAACCACCTGCGCTGTTCAAAGTATGAAACAGCACCTGGGTAATCAGGAGCCTGACCGACGTTTGCAGAAAGAGACGCGCCACTGCCTGACGTAGACACGACAGTGAGTTTCGGCGACGTGTAGTTTTGCCCACCAGACCGCACGATAACGCTCTCGATGCGCCCATCTTTCACAGCTGGCACGAGCTCCGCACCCCATCCCGTCGGATCAGACACTGAGATGCTGAGGGACGACGGCTCAACATCGAGGGCAACCGTAGCACGTCGGCCGAAATAGTCAGTCCACGAGCCAACCCATGTATGGTCCGTCCACGTAATTTCAACACGCGGGAGAGAGTAACCTTGGCCTACGTTTGTGACCTTGATGCCGGTGACGGTGGTCGTGACCATGTCGTCGTAGGAAGGGCCGGCGTCACTGTTGCCTGCAATTTCCTCTGTCCAAACACGGCGAGAGGTGACCAGCTCCACAGTTGCCCCAGTGCCCTCGCCGCTCTCGTCGTAAACTCGTACTGAAAAAGGACTCTTTTCGCTACCGGAGTCCGCCACACGGCGGGTGCCGGCGATCTCCCCTTTGCTCGGCGATGAGAGAATGCGCCAATTGTCCGCAGAGATGCCTCTGCGGTCGTAGACGTAACCGCTCCCGCCGTTGGTGACCGTGACAGACGTAATGCCCTTCGAAGAATAGAAAGCGTCATCGTAGTGCGGAGGCGTAATTGATGCATCTGGCGAAATGTTCTCATCGATGATCTTAGTCGTATCGGTCTGACCAACATACGCCCAAATACCGCCTTGATCGCGATAGACGCGATAGAGGCCGGCGCCTGTCACAGCGTTCCACGTGATGGTGTTGTACGAGCCGTCCCCGTATGGATTGCAATCAATCGTCACGGGAGACGACCGAACAGACTCCTCAGTACCGTCAGCAAGCAATGCCGTCACGGCGTAGCTTCTCTTGTAGTCCTTCGGATTCGTCACATTCTTGTTGATCGTTTGTGTAGCAGAAAGCCCGGTTGGCGCGGGTAGGGACGAGCCGAACTTGATGTCAACCAGACGCCAGTCGGTCGCGCCATAGCGGCGCAATTCCTTCGGTGGATAGTTCGGATGCACGAGCGTCAGCACGTCTGCTGACTGGACGTAGTGAATGTCGAAGAGATCAGCTTCAAGATACGGCGTCTCAACCTCGTATGCTTGGCCGCTTTCCCCTAGGAGGGTTTTACCCAACGTATGGAAGCGCACATACTTTTCGCCAAGCTCTAGCACCATCGTCTGCGAGATGGAAAAGTTGAACGGGATGAGTCTGGCCTTCTTGCCCGCGTGCTTTGTATGGTTGACATACTTGAACCCAGGTCGCATCACGATCGGCCCTTGCGGCTCGATCAGGAAGTTCTTGCACAGCGCCATGCCGGTCTGGTACTTGCCGTCATCGATGCGGGCGAACATCGAGAGGTCGACCTCTCCGCCGTTGAAGGCGCGTTGATATTGTCGAATTGCCATCAGATTACCCTCGCACGCAAGCCGGACGGCAACGGCCACTCATCGCGACGACGATGAACAGACATCTTCGAATCAACCGTTTTGGCTCGAGAAAGCGCAGCCTCATACTGCTGCAGGAGACGAACAGCCGCGTCGCTCGAACTATCCGAGCGCTTGACGGGGCCAACAAGAAAGGACGCAAGAAGGATCACCAGAGCCTGCACAAAGTATGTCGGGAATACCGTTGCCGTGTCTACATAGGAGACATATGTCAGCACGACATTCGTCGCATTCGTGAAGACTGCACGGCCCGAGTTCGACTCATAGAGCTCGACCTCAAAGTCAAGCGGCAACCCTTCCTTGCCGACTTCAGATACGCGAAGCAGACGCACGCAGTCGGACGGCAGGAAATAGCCGTGCTTCCACTCATAGAGATCCTCGTCTACGTTCGAGAGCTCGACGCCTCGTGAGCGCCGAATCGCAAAAGACCAATCGTGCTCCTCGTAGAGTTTGCGAAGAGCAAGCGGATACCACCGAGCGCAGTGGCCGGCCTGAGGCGATCCGTCCGGCGGCGTAATGGATGTCACATCACCAGAGTCGCCCAGCATTCCGAGCGCAAGGTTGCAGATGTCTACAGCAGTTGCCATAAAGAAAAAGCGGGACGTTTTCCGCCCTGCCTCCTGAAAGAATTTTCAGCTGTTCATGCGTCAGGCGGCAGCGCCCGGCAGGAACTCAATGCCCTCGACCTTGTACGTCGTCGGAACCTCGATGACGTCGCTCAGATACGCCGTCATCGTGCCGCCCGTAATGGAGGTCGGCGTCGTCTTGAGACGAACGTATCGTCGATGCTTGATCGGCATCGGAAGGGCAATCCCCTTCTTCGTGTCGGCAGGTACAAGAGTACCGGTCTGAACGACAGGCTTGAACGAGCTGTTGTCGTCGGAGTCCTCGATCGCGATGACGATAGAGGTGCCCACAAGAGCCGTCGGGAACTTGCAGACCACATAGAGCGGTCGATCATTCAGACCGGTCGTCGGAGCCTTCTGAAGGAAATCGATCACATCAGAAGTGATAGCAGTGGTAGCCGCCTTCTTCTCGCAGAACGCGAGCTTAATATCCATCATCTTTCCTCTCCTTACTTGAGAACCTTGCCCGTGTTAGGCATGATGTCCGTCCCAAGTCGATGAATCGGCACGCCGCGGAACGTCATGCACTTGCGACCCGCGACCTCATCCTGAGAAAGAAGAACGTTGTCCTTGTTCAGGATCTGGCGAGCCAGGAAGCTACGGGTGTTGTCGTTCATGTAGAAGGCGACACGACCCTGCTGCTCGTCGGGCAAGCGCTCAAGAGCATCAATCATCAGATCGAGAAGGTCCGGCCCCGTCGTGTTCTTCTTCGTCAGCTTCGTGGAGTCGATGTTGGCGATGCGGACGACGCGCTGCGGATCGTACATGGCAACGCCAATATCCCAAGCAAATTCCGTAATTTCTGCACGGAAGCGCTTGCCGTTGGCGTCAAACGCGTACTGTTCGCCCATGTTCTCCACAGAGAGACCAGCGTTGGAACCGTTCTCCGGATAGAAAAGATACGTCGAAGCAGGATCCCAGTTGATCAGAAGGATGTCCGTCTGCTTGTTTTCGGTCGTACCCTTGGCATCGATGATTCGATCGGCAAACGCTTCGTTCTGAAGCGTGACGATGTTGAGAATACCGTTGGGGTCGCGCGTCTCGAGGTTGCTGTCGCCATAGAGCACCTTCTTGAGCACGGATCGGGAGAGGCCACGCATGAAGCCTTCGTCAGTACGAAGCCTGAAAGCGGCACGCTCATTGGGCTTGCGGGTGTCGAGAAGGGACTTGTCCACCTCGGACCTGGAGCGGACCATGGCGGCAGCGTAGCGAACGTCCGCACCCGTCACGCGCTCAGCATCCCAACCTTCGTTGAATGCACGCACCTGCCCCTCGGGATAGGACGTCACGACCTTGCCGCGGTCACCGAAGCCGTCATTGCCACGCTGGATGACAGCCTGGTCAAAGAAGCCGTTGTAATCTCTGATGGTGTGGATAAGCTGGCGCACCGGCTTATCGCTAGTAAGACCTTCGAAGTCCGCCAGAGTGATCGGATTCGAGTCAGTCACAACATTCGGCATTTACTTGCCTCCTTTCATTGCGTCTTGGTAAAACTGCTCGGCGGTATATCGTCCGTCTTCGGCAGATCCGCCACCGGGGTACTTCGCCTCGCCGAAAGCGCGACCAATGCGGCTCAGCAGTCGCAAAGCGCCCGGATGGTTGCCCATCGGGGAGCTTAGGAACTCCTGAATGTCCGCATCGACCTTTCCGTCAGCGTTACGCGCGAAGGTGTCGCGCAGGCGAGCGATGTCAGAGAGCGACTGCGTGAGCTTCTGGCCGCCGAACTCCTTGTCGGCTTTCGACTGTTCCATCCACTCGTTCGAGATCTCTGCGATACGTTCGGCCGAGCGCTTCTGAAGCACGGGGGCCATCTTGTCAAGGAAGCCTTGGGCCTGATCCTGACTGAGATTGAGCTCCTTCGCCACGCCTTGGAAGGCCGTGCCGACTTCTGCATCGAGCTCGGTACCTTCAGGCATCTTGAAGTCCTCGTACTTCTCGGGGGCGCCCTGCTTCTCGCCTTCGCCCTCCTCTTTCTCGGCACCCTCTTCGCCTTCTGCCTGACCTTCAGCACCGGCTTCGCCAGCCTCACCGTTGCCGCCTTCCTGCGGCTCGGCCTGCTGCTTACCCTCGTTGCTTTCGGCAGACGTCAGCAAAGTGCCGGCATTCGTGTCGGACTCCTGTGCGGCAGGAGCGGGCGCAGTGCCCTCACCGCCGGTCGGAGTCTGTTCAGTCGCTTCCATTCGCTTCGTCCTGCATTAACCTGTAAGCATTCGCATCCACCGACATGATTCGATCAAGGAGCTTCAGCCCAACATTGCGCTGGCCCTCATTGAAGGCCATCACGGCAATGTCACGATCAAAGCTGTTTCGGTAGATGCCCGTATCGGAAAGTAGCTGCCACAGGACAATGCGTCCGTCGCGCGTGGCCAGTACGGCCTTCAACGCATTGGCGATCTTCTGCAGCCTGATCCTTTCCTCTTCTCGAGCCTCGACCTCCTCCCTGCGGAAGGGATCGCGCTCAGGTGTCATGATGTCAGTCGTCATACTTCACACGCGCACTTACTGCTGTGCCATTGCCGCAAGTCCCTTGACGGCCTGACCGGCCATCGTGGAATCGTCGGACGGAACGCGGCCGAGCTTCGCCAGAGCGTCGGCAGACTGTTGCATCTGTTCGGCCTGCGCCTGCTGTTGCTGGGCCTGCTGTTGCTGTTCAATCGCCGCCTGCGCCTCATCGGTTGGAACGACAACGGACGGAGCAACAGAGAAATAGTCCGCATACTCGTCAACGAGATTGAACGCGTTGAGCTTCTGCAGGATGTTCGGGTTGACCTGGGCGGCCTGCATGACGCGACTCACGAACTGATCGAGACTGTTGGCACGGATCGCGCGTTGAGAGCGCGCCAGCATGGACGTGTACTCGACCGACAGCTTCTGCCCTCGGAGCTCTTCAGGAGGCGGCGGAAGCTGTCCCTGACGCGCGAGGATGTCAAAGCATCGCTCGATGAGCGGACGCAAGACCTCCTCGTTGAGACGAGAGAGCACGGGCCCGAGCATCATTAGCTTTTCCTCGTGACGCTCGGCCACTTCGGTAGCCGTCATCTGTCCGTGACCTGCATTCGCAATCATCATGAAGAGGTCAACGTTGAAGGCCGCATTGATGCGACTGCGAACGTCCGCGATGTCTTCTCGAAGATCTCCAAGCGGCAAGTTCACCGCGAAGGCCGGCTGCACCTGATTGCCTGCACCGGGATTGTCAATGTACGAACGTCCGCCAGGCAGAAAGTCGACCTCATTGTCGCGAGCGTCTGCCGGCATGATGAGCGGCGGATTGACCATGTAGTCGACCGCATTGCCCTTTTGAACTTGATGATGATTGAGCTGAAGCGCGTCGCCGATTGCCATCATGCCCGGCGATTCCTCGCTGTACACGTCCGAAGCCGATGCGCCCCACCTGCCAACGACGGCAGGAAAGTCTCTGTAGCCTGACTCGTCGAGGACGCCTGATGCATCCTCATCATGATCGACCTGAATGACGACCGACCTCCACGGCATGTTTCGGTTGTCGAGCTTGCTGGGATCACGGTCGAAGCGCGGCTCAATGGCATGAATGCAGACGAAGGGCTCATCTACCTTCCCCTCGTCGTAGTTGGTCAGAACGGCGCGAGACACCCTGTCTCGTCCGTAGCGAGAGACGAGCTGGCCCGCCGTCATCGTAAAACGACGATAGAGCGTGTCAGGACGCCCCCTGAAGTCACAGCCGATGCAATACTCGCCGCACACGAGAGGATGCGCCACGAAGCTGTAGACGGGGTCCTCGACGATGACGAAGGCCGCCACGCCGAAGACGCCAACCTCGCGCCATGTGTGCTGTAGAGCCTGATAGATGTTCGTCTGAGTGAAGGCCATCTCCATGATGCGCTGGACATCATCGAGCCAGACCTTCACGGCATGCGACTCGTCGAGATCAGGGGAGCCAGTCGTCAGCGAGAACCACTGCGACGACGGATCCGTCATGCCGGACATGAGACCGGCCTGCAGGATGTTCGCAGCGCGGACCGCCGTCGAGTCGTAGATGCGATTCCAACGGTCCCGTCCCTCGTTCGTCTTTGATTTGGTGTACAGGAAGCGGCCTGACGCAGGCGTGATGTGGCGACTGATCTCGAGCCACTGTGAGACGTATGGCTCACGCTCTACCTTCAGGCGCTCCCACCTGCGAAGGACACGCTCACGCAGGTCCTTATCCTTCATGGCTTACCCCAACTTGCCGCCGGCACCAAGGTTCAGATCTCCGACGCCACCCGCACCTGTGAGGAGCGTGGAGCCGCCTGACAGACCCGCATTCGTGTTCTGATCGAGGATCGAGCCTACGTCTGCCGACTGTCCCCCCTGCTTGCGCTGCTGTTGGCGCTGCTGTGCGGCCTGCTCCTTTGCCTGCTGCTCGGCGCGCTTGGACGCGGCCTCTTGGGCCTTCGCCTGCTTGTTGCTCGAATAGACGGAGGCGGCAGCACTAGCCGCCGCGATTGCACCGCCAACAATGTAAGCACCTACGGTTCCACCTGACATGAAGTCCTCCTAGACATGAGTTGTTCGTATTCGTCCGTAAATTCCTCCTCCGCCTCCTCAAGCGTTTTGGCTTTTGAGGGGAAGGACATCGTGATGTACGTCTCGGACCGCGCGATGAAGATTTGCGATCTGCCCGGTGCTCCGCGAAGCACGGCATAGCCAACGATTTCTCGGGCATCCTCACCGACCTTGACGATGCAGTCACCAGCAACGGTGACGAGCGTCGGCACCTTGATGACTGCGCCGCACAGAATGGAACTGGCCGGCATCTTGACCGTTCGGACGTACATGCCACCATGAAAGAAGTGCTCGGTCGGGAAGTCGTACTGCGGCATCTCTGCGACGACAGCACGCATCCTCATCGTTTCGTCGAGATCCTCTGGAGAGCAAGCCGGTAGGTCTGACACAATCGAAAGGGCACTCATAGCTTTTTCCAGAAGAGCGTGTTCATGGGCGTCGCGACCTTCTCAAAAAGCTTTTCGGCACGCGTCCCCTTTTTCACACCCCAGTAGAAGCCGTAGCACCCGTCTTCCTTGGCGAAGCGCTCTGCAGCCTCAATCAGGGCCCGACCGACGCCACCCTTTCGGTAATCGAGGTCGACCCACAGAGACTCCGACGACGCAAGCCTTTTGGCCTTGAAGTGCGGAATGGTTGTCGTGACGTAGTTGACGAAGCCGACCAGGCGGTCACCGTCAAAAGCGCCGACACTGTGCAGCGTCCCCTTGATCTCAAGCCACAGATACTCTTGATAGTCAGGGTCAGGCTCGAGGTCCGGATATCGCACGTCCTCTCCGTACTCCTTTACGATCTTCGGCCACGCGGGATTTTCCCAAGCCTCTCGGCAGGTGATTCGTTGGATACTTATGGTCATCGGATGCTCCTGTAATGGCTACATCCTCCCTCAGCAACCTCACCACACGCGCACTGATCATGCTCTACTACGACGATCCTTCGAACGAAAGCAAAGAGAGGCAAGAAATCAACCGGCTTAAGGAAGAGGTCAAAAGATTAAGATCGCATGCAATTTTATTGGCCGCTTCAAACATATCAGGTCTAATCATTTGCATTGGCATTGCGGTCTCAAATGGAGCATATAGTCAGAAGTTCTTTTTATTTTCTTTTGGTGATGTAGCATTTTCTTTAGGAATCATTTGGTTTTGGATTAACGCCGCATACCTTTTTATAGGTGCTCCTTCGACAAAAGAATTGAACTCCAAACTCACATGTATTTGCGCCTCGATCATAGTGTTGCTATCGTTAGCGACAATGTTTTTGTTCTATAGGGTCATACTTCCATATTAACGATACGGATCTCTGCTCCTGATCTCTTGGCGTCGACGCCCAACCGGGGGCGTCGGGTTGTCGCAGTATTCATTCATGCGAACTGCGAAGGTCAGGGCCAACGCATCGGCATTGTCCGGCGACGCCATGCCGCGCTTTTTCATGTCCTCTTTCTTCTCGAGCAGGATTTGATTCGTTGGGGTGTAGCCGTATTCGACGCCCGTCAGGTCAGTCTCAAGATCAGAGTCCTGCGGCAAGCAGCCACCCTGCGCGATCCACTCTTTCATGCGTCCCCACATCTCAGCACGGAGATTCTTGTAGCGCTGTGTATTCGTAGCGCCAGAGCCGAAGTTGATTGCGTTGACCGGATAGCCGTTGTGTCGGAGCCAGTCAACAGGCGAGGCACCGACGCCGCCGGTGTCGACATTGATGACGATCTTGCGAACGCCGAGCTTTCGCAAGTGGTTGAAGTGCTCAGCCACCTTGGCTCCGAGCTCGTGCCCGTCTAGGCCGTGGAACTTCTGCTTTGCGATGGAGCGCCCGTCAAGAGCGAAGCGCGTCCAAATCACCGACGCGTCATCACCGAAGCGCGCCACGTCGACGCCGATGATCGCTACCGTCTGCGCATAGTTGACGACACCCATAGGTCGCTCCATGGCGGCCTGGACGATGTCACGAGGAATGAACTGCATGCTCGAGCTATTCGGGAACTCTCCTCGGACACGAACGCGGAAGAAGTCAGAGTCCTCGCCATAGTCCGCGAGCCATTCAGCAATCTTTTTCTTGTCCGTCATGGCGGCGTCGCGGCCGTCGACGTGTCGGTTATTCCAACGGTGACGGAAGCGATTGAAGCACTCATAGAAGCGCCCGGTCGAGCGCGTCGGGTTCCCGAACGCAAACCAAAAGATCTGCGTCTCGCTGTCAGTCAGAGCGCCTTCCGTGACCTCCCAGATGCAATCAGCAATAGCCGATGCTTCGTCGAAGATCACGATGATGCGGCGCTTCTTGTTATGCAAGCCGGCGAAGCCTTCAGGCTTAGTCTCTGACCACGGGATAGCGTCAGCACGCCATGTCTTATCGTGGCCCGGCTGCTTGCATGCAACGGACATAGCCGACACTGAGAACCAATCCTTGAAGATACAGAGGTTGTGCCACTTCGCCACTTCTGCGAACGTCTTGGTACGAAGCTGGTTCTCGGTGTTAGCAGTCACGACGATTCGAGTATCCGGGAACGTGCAGAGGCCCCATAGAATGATCCAAGCGACAAGGCCAGACTTGCCAACGCCGTGACCTGCAGCCACCGCGTACTGCATGACGTGCTCCCAAGCCTCGCCAGACTGTAGCTTGTCTCTCATGTCTGTCAGGATTGAGGTCTGCCACTTGTCGGGACCGGCCATGCCCTCGAGGGAATCTTTGCCCCATGGGAAAGCAACCTGCACGAAGCGCAGAGGATCCGAGGAGCACTCAGCGGCCAGATACGTCATGGCCTTGCCGATGCCGGCTTTCGTAGTGAGGTCAAACTTAGGCGTTGTCATTGTCATTTGCGCAGAAGGTCCTGGAGAGTTTCTGAGAGCGTTTGAATGGTCTGATCCTTGTCGACCTGTTCGCGGCCCATGCCAAGGCACTGGGAGAGTGTCTTGAGCGCGGCATTCGCGCCCGCAGCGTCGACGGGAACGAGAATCGGGTTTCCGTCTAAGTCGAGACGCGGTTCCCCAACGATGTCGAGCTTCGGGACTCGTCGCGCACAACACTTGGCAAGCTCCTTGAGCTCTGAGAAGACGAATGCCGCATCGACGATCGCCTCCTCCTTTGCCGGTTGGCGAAGAGCCTCCACAGCGTCTCTGACCTCAACATTTTTCAACAGCCTGCTGGCGATTCTGTCGGCCGTTTTGGCGCTATATCCTGCCTTCACAGCGGCCTCAGACGCATTCTTGAAGCCTCCTCTCGCATATTCATTGACGAACGCCTGCTGTCTCGCATTCAGCATTCTCACCACCTCCTTAAAAACGTTTTCCACCCCGCAACAGACTGACATCGACGACGCCCAGAGAGATAGTCCCGAAGCGTTCTGATCGGCATATCAAGCATCTGGCTTATCTGCCGATAGGTATACCCCTGCGCCCGCAACTGACGCGCATGCTCTACGTCAGCGTTCAAATAGCGAGCGTTCACATGATCCTCGCCGATTGCCCGTCCGTTGTCGTTCACAGCTACAGTCATCCGGTGCTCGGAAGTAGCGTGGATATTCGAGCTTGACCTTTCGGATTGCGGCATCGATGATCTTTGCTCGCCTGAGCGAGTTGTCCCACGCGACTCGTCGCGCGTCGGCGGCAGCTCGAACAAGGCAAGCTGACGCCACTGGCGGGAGGAATCCAGAGACTCCGAGTTTTTGTTTTTGGTCATTCATCAGTGTTCCTCTCTCCAAAAGAGATCGATCTCCACGCGGCCGTGGGGACGGTCAGGCTCTCGGACTGCGGGCTCGAGCAGGTGGAAGCACCTGTCATCGATGCGCAGTGCCTGAGCGATGCCGTCGAGTGAAGACTTGAGCGACGCGATCAAGTTGTCCTCGTCGCGCGCCCGTCGGTCAGGCGGGAAGAACGTGCATCGATATCCGATGCTCCCATCCGGCACGGCCCGACGGCCCTCTGCTTTGCTGTATGCGGCGGCAAAAGCGACGCGCCTAGCAGCCGCTACGAGCTTGCGCTTGATGGCCCAGTGGCAGCGCGCATTCGGCGAGAGTCCATGTGCCGGCCACGGTAGGACGACGCGTAGATGCTTTTTTCTCATGGATATTTCCTCATCAGTCATCGAACCAGTCGCCCTCGAAAACCCACGCGACGAGCATCGCGAAAAGCAGGACGCTCCCTATAAGGCATTCGATTTCGTCCATTTCCTTCCCTTTACCTATCTGGTTCCCCGTGGGATGATTGACATGCAGGGCCCTGAGAAGTTCTGCTTTGTTCAACCAAACCACGGAGGATTCGTTATGTCCGTCTACGACGACCTAACATTCGCCATCGACAACAGACGTGTTGTCAAATTCACATACGATGGTCACCATCGTGTCGTCGAGCCTTTTCTTCTTGGCGTGACGACTGCAGGCAAGCCCGCACTGCGCGGCTACCAAACAGCAGGTACAAGCAATAGCGGGACAGTGCCCGCATGGCACCTGTTTTCGCTGTCGAAGATTTCCGCCATAGAGGTGACGCAATCCTGTTTCGAAGGCGTAAGGCCGTTTTACAACCCAGCTGATAAAGCCATGTTGCGTATCGACGCTCATGTTTAGCTAGCGCTCCGCAGTCACACGGGCCTGCCGGATAAGCGGGCTCGTTGTGCACTGCGCAGTCGGAGTCGTGGATTACTCCATTCGTCATTTAACAAACTCCTCTTCCCTTTTATCTGTCTCCGTGGAATGATTGATCAGTGCTCCCCAGCACATCCTTTCAACCAAACCACGGAGAAATTCAATGTTTAAATTTGAAGTTCCTGAAAACGACCAATCGGTCTACGAAATCACGACAGAGAGCGGGAACCACTACTTCGTCCGATGCCCTGGCGAGCGTTCATTCGAGTCCGACGACAAGGTTCGAGACGGCATGCTTGCCTTCCTCGTCGTTAACGGAAACGAGCGTGCTGTCATGCTCCGCCACCTCAGTTGCATTGCTAACGTCACACGTCGTCCTGACCTCCCTGTCGGCAAGACTCGACCTCTCCACATGGGGAGCCTGATGTGGCGCCGCCCTGGCGAAGGCGTTGTGGGATTCCTTTCATTCGATCTGGCGTAGGGTCTAGGAAACTGGCTTGCGCCGTCTTGATCCGCTCGTCTGCCGGCGGACGGTAGTCCTCGAAGGGACGTAGCATCCCTTCTGCGGATGACTTGTCTCCGACACAGGCCTCAAGGATCGCGGGGATATCAAACGCCGCGATCCCGAGCGCGTTCGCTAGGTGCATGGCCGCGAGTACCGCACGGAGCTTGTTGTCCAGTCCCTCGGCCTCTCCGAAAACCGTGACCGACTCATGGCCGACACGGACCTCACCAAAGAACGGGACGAGCTTGTCACCCTCGTTTCTACCGGTCACGCTGAAGTAGATTTCACGTTGCATCAGATCAACTCCTCGATGCTCATGATTCGCTTGCGCTGGCTCTCACCCTTGAAGTAGAGAAAGACGCTCGAACCATAAATGCGGTTAAAGATGCGTTCGCCCAACTTCGCCTTCAGCGTGTTGGGATTGATTTCCTTCGTGTCGGGCTTCACGTCCGGCAGAAGATTTGTGACGTAGATAGTCGGAAGGTGCTTGCTGTAGCGCACGTCCAGCAAGGACATCAGTTGTGACTCCTCGAAAGCTGAACCGTTCTGAACGCCGATCTCATCGATGACGAGGAGCGGTGCCTTTACGAGGGCGTCATAGTCTGCCGTGTCGGCCTTGAAGGCATCTGCCTTGCGAATGGCGCGGAGCACGTCCCACATCGGCACGTAGAGCCCCTGCACCTTGCCGAGAAGCTCCTGCAGAATCGCGCATGCCATCATCGTCTTGCCGGTGCCGCACTGGCCGTAGAGGCAGAAGCCGACACCCTTTGGAGCGATCTTCTCGAAGTGGTCGACGTAGAGCCGGGCCTGACGAAGCGCCTCATGGAGCTGAGCATTCGTCTCACGGAAGCCCTTGAGCGTCTTGCCTACGAACTCATCAGGAATGCGTGCGCGGCGCAAAGCGGTAGCGTGAGCTTCATTCTTTGCGTCTTCGGTGCGCTTGCGTTTCAGGGCTTCGGCTTCGTCATGCTTGCGCTTCTGCTCAGCGATGAACTCAGGCGAGTTCCTGCGCTCCTCTTCGCACTTGGGACACTTGCTTGTGTGGACAATCCGACCAGAGACGATTGCCTGCTCCGCGATGTACTTCCCGTGCTTTGGGCATGTCACCTCAACCGGTCGAGAAAACGTTCCCTTCAAATCCATTAAAAACTCCCGTCTCCGTAGTAGGCTTCATCAAAGATGAGCGGCTTGTTGTTGCGTGGTGTGTATGACTGGCTCTGCGGCCTGCTCTTGGCGAACTCTTCTGCTTTCGTCGCCCACGTTCTCCACGCGGCCAGCCAGTTGCTGTACCGGTTGTCTTTGGAAAGGTGGAAGTTGACGAACTTGGTGAACTCCGTCTGAGCGTTGATGCTCGGATGCTTTGCCTGTGCGTACTCGAGGTATTCAGGCGGGATAGAGTCGTCAGGCGAGAATGGGCAGCTTGTCTTTGGCTTGGCTCTTGTCGCCTTTGGCTTTTCGACCTTTTTACCGTCGTTGGTAAGATGGTCGGTTTCCCACGGCGCTTGCGCGGGCAAGCTACCTTGTTCCTCTTCCTTGTTAGATTCCTTGTTAATTCCTTGTTCGGGTGTAAGTTTTTGCAGGGGTCCCCTGTAGGTTTTTACAGGGGTCCCCTGTAATTTTTTGCACCCCTCCCCTGTAATTTCTTGCAGGGGTGCAGGTTCTTCACCCCCTGTAATTTCTTGCAGGGGTGCAGGTTCTTGCTGGGCTTCTGAAGTTGGCAGTCTGTCAAGGTGCAAGGTGAAATAGCGCTTTTGCCCGGGCATCTGTACGGAGGAGATAAACTCAAGGTCATGTAGCACCTTAAGAGTCAAGCGAACAGTACGATCGTTGACGCGAGAGATCCGCGCTATAGCTTCTGTCGACGGGAAGCAGGCCCCCGTCTTTCCGTTATGAAAGAAGGCGAGGGCTTCCAGCACATCGACCTGAGTGCGATCGGTCAAACCCGATGCGCGGACTTTATGCATAGCCTCGTAACTCATGATTCCCCTCAGCGGCCTTCAGTCAGGGCGCGGTCTAGGGAAGTGCCGGAAATCAAATCCCAGTCAATGTCTGGGAGGAGTTCTCGACGCGTTACAGCACCTCCCGTCTCTCTTTCGATTCGGCAAGCAAGGGCAACGGAAAGTCGCTTGCCATAGATCACGTTATTGCTTGATGCCGCACCGATCAGCCAGTGCGACGCGCTCAACCTTTCGCAGCGAGCGCAGATATGCATTTGCACGGGGTAGCATTGAAGAATCCCTCGATTTGGTTTACCTACCCCGTAAGTGTACACCATTCAATAAACTGTGTTGGGTTATCCTTCGCTACTCGCTCTCCTAAGTTCGCAGTTTGCCCCGTAACTTCCAATGGTTGATAATCGGGGTTACACCACAATTGGGAGGATCCATTATGCGGGACATAACCTGTACTCGACGACACAATCTAAAACGGATTGTCTCTAGCTACCCGTCCCAAGTAGCGTTTGCTGAAGCCGTCGGTAAAACCCCTCAGCAAATCGGCGGAATGCTTACTGGGTCAAAGAGTTTTGGCTCAAAAATCGCGCGAGAGTTAGAAGCCAAGCTGGGACTGGAGCCAGGCGTTTTGGATCACCAGCAAGACAGCGATTTTGTTCGTATCTCTGAGATAGGACGAGAGTCGGAGCGAGACGGATGGTTCTCCATCCCATTGCTTAACGTAGAAGCTTCGTGTGGATACGGGACCGAGACCGGGCTCATCTCGATCGTCGGCGGGATTGACATGGCCCCAGACTTTCTGCGAACCTTGCCGGGCGTCGTTTCACCTAACGGTCTGCACGTCGTCAACGCACATGGCGACTCAATGGAGCCCACTATTTGCGACCGAGCCTTTTGCGTCGTAGATACCTCTCAAACCCGCATAATGACGGACGGCATCTTCTGCCTAATGGCTGATGGTCAACTGTTCATCAAACGTCTCCAGCGCAATCTGGATGGCTCGATATTGATGCTTTCGGATAACCCGCGTTACCAACCGCAAGTCATCGACAAGGCAACGCTTGAGCAGACAACAGTCATCGGACGCATCGTTTACGTCTATAACGGTTCGTCACTCTAATACACAAAACACCCACAAGCATAGGCCCGTCATCATGACGGGCTTTTTTTGCGTCCTTTGATCAAGAGCAAACCAAGTTGGGGTAGAAAATGGTTGACAAGCATAACCCGTTATGGTTTAATAACTGCACACGGAAATCCACCGTTTTGGGTTTCTATCACCCAAGCCGCAAGGCTTGGCGTCGATGGGAAGGGCATCGAATCTCGGCGCGCTACAGCGCCCCCTCCCGCGGACGAAACCCCGCCCTCCCGAGCAAGGAGCCTCGGCGGCGGCACGGAGCGAGAGAAAGGGACTGCAGCGATGTCCGAATCTCGGCACTTAGCTGTGTCGGGGACCGCCTGAGAAGCGGCTACGCCGTTGGCTAGAAGGGTCTAGCGACGCGCAGTACAGCTCAGAACGGTAGTCGCAAAGGTCGCGTATGAAAAGTACACGGATGTCGGTAAAGCGTCGGGATGGGATCCACCTGCAAGCGACACATCGCTACACCCAAGTAGATCGATCAGGATCAGTCTTCGGACAGAGGGCATGTTAGCCCCGAGCGGCCAGAGCGCTAAACGAGCGCAGCCGCGACCTGATCGAAAGCCGATCTAAGCCCCTTTCCGCAGAGAGGGCTTAGATGGGTTTTCGAAAGAAAGGATGATAGGCCGATTAGCAATTGCAGCACCCGTGTACACGGGTTGCGTACACCAAGCTACCGGTTCAATATACGCAACAAACTTTGCATACATCCAACCAGGGCTCCAGTGTACGCAACGAATCTTGTGTACACTAAGGCGCATCTGACGGTACGCAAACTCTTGTTCACCATTGAAGGATCTAAAAATATGCCGGCTGCTCCGTTTCCCCTTCCTTTTTTGCCAACTGATTTCGACCAACCATTACCTTGGAAAGGTTTTGGTAAGTACGAACATCTTGCTTATGGCGCATTAACGAGACTCGACGGCATGATGATTGCGTCGTCTAAGCCAGACTTGTTTTGGTTGACGTGGTTGATGAAAGAAGCTCAATCTTCCAACGTGATTGAAGGAACCGTAACAACATTCGATGAGATTTTGGGTGGAAACGCCGGCGTCGTCGTTCCTGCAGAAAGACGCGATGACGTTCAGGAAGTCATGAATTACCATACAGCAATGCTGAACGGTACTCAGGAAATTGTACAAGGGCGACCTCTTTCACTGTCTTTGATTAAAGCGTTACACGCCATATTAATCAACGGCGCTAGAGGAGCTCAAAAAACGCCCGGCGCGTTCAGGAATGTTCAGGTCCATATTGGAAGACCAGGCGAGCCGATTGAAAATGCCTCGTACATTCCGCCGAGCCCTATATGTGTGCAAGATCTTTTAGAAAACTGGTTGTTATTCTTATCAAGGGACGATATAAATCCAGCGGTTCAAGCCGCTGTCATGCACGCACAATTTGAAATGATACATCCGTTTCTTGATGGCAACGGACGTATGGGGCGCCTTCTTATTACTTTGTTCTTGACGCACAAAGGCGTTCTTACAAAACCTTGCTTCTACATGAGTTCTTATTTACAAAGCCATAGAGAGAAGTACTATCAAACTCTCGGACTCATTTCAAAAGATGCGAACTGGAGTCCTTGGATTCAATTTTTCCTAGAAGGGGTCGTTGAACACTGCGAGCATAACACACGCCTCCTACAAGGAATGACTGACTTATATGAAAGATCAAAATCCTCGTTTTCTAACGAAACCAACTCTGCATTTGCGATTTCTTTGCTAGATTACGTTTTTGAATCCCCCATTTTCACAATACCGGGGATTCGTCAGAAGAACCCCCACATATCAAAACAAACAGTTGTGCAGATCGTTTCTAAACTTCAATCAGCAAAGATTATTGAAAAAATATCTTCAGGCAAAGGAAGACGCCCAGCTGTATACAAGTTCACCGCATTGATGAATTTACTTTCGTAAACTTCCCTCATTTTCAACAAGCCCTCGGCACAGCCGGGGGCTTTTTTATTGCCTGAACATCATGCAAAAAATCAAAGACTTTGGGATCTGGACTAGTGAGCCGCCAGACCGGCACATATCTGCAGACGAGAGGCTTTTGCGTTCACCCCGGCTCCCTCACCCACCACAAACCAAAAGACATTCACGCGCCCTTGCCCGTGCCATCACGAGCCGGCAGTTCTTCCGAGCAAGGGCGTCTGAATGTCTTTTCTTTTTTCGGAGGCGTCATGAAGCGCTTTATTACTTACCTCGACGGTCTCGCACGTCGCACTTACTTCGGCACGGACGGTACCGAGCCTCAGCGCTCTGGCGTACTCGGGTACTTCATCGAGGGCCTCGAAGGTCTACTCGGCTTCTTCGGCTTGGTGATCCTGCCGGCAATGGCGGCTGCCACCCTCTACCACTTCATCTTTGACTAGGAGGCTCGCATGAGCAACGGTTTCTACTTCGGTATGGGCGGCGTCCCGTCCGTGTATGACGAGTATCCCGACGAGCAGCCGATCCTCATTGACGGGTACGAGCTCGATCTCGACACGCTTACAGCTGGAGGCGAGCTCGTCACGATCGAAGAGTTCACCGAAGCAGCCAACGACGCGGGGCTCGACAAGGACATCATGGAGGACTGCCTCGAGGAGCTTCGCGTGCTCTGGCAGGAGCGCGAGGAGGAAGCAGCATGAGCTTCTCCGATCCGGTCCGCATCATCGACCACATTCCACAGGACTTCGACATGAAACGAATTACTCGAAAGCGACCGCTCGAGCAGCGGCGCGCAGCAAAGCAGGCTCGGCAGAACGTCGAGCCTTTTTCATGCGAGCGCCCTGGACGCGTCTGGACGCTCATCACTTTCATCGGAGCGCTGGCCATCATCGCCGGCGTGCTCATTACTGGACACTGGGAGAGATAAATGAACGACTTCAAAGACTTCGCGCTTGAGCTGCACGAAAAGGGCATCAAGGCAACGATGGACAACGCCAGAACGTTCGTCCTTGGTAACTACGACCGCGTGCTTCCTGCCTACTGGCTAAACCCCGACGCGAGAATCAAAGCGCTCTACGCGCTGATGGAGACGCGCTACGTGGACGACTTCGAGTCGTCTCTCAAGGCGACGCTCACGCTCAGCTCGGAGCTCGACCGAGCCCTTGAGCATGCGACATCGATGCTCTACGGCGAGATGCTCGAGATCGAGTACGACGAACACAGCGAGGAGTAAGCATGACGATCACTTCACTTGAGCCGCTCGAGCTACCGATGCCCGAGCCTGAGGACGAGGTCGACTTCGACCCGTACCCAGAGTTCGCCAGCCGCGACGAGTTCGAGCGAGCCCAGTGGTTCGGCGAACGTGCTAAGCGTCCCGAGCCGATCTACGACAAGACTCTCGAAGACTTCTACGCCATCGGCGACGACGGCGAAATCCCTTTCTAAGGAAACGCAATGAGCTACGCGACCCTGGTACTTGGAGAGAGCGGAACAGGCAAAACCTGTTCGCTCCGCAACCTCGACCCAAAAAACACACTTCTGATCCAGCCGGTCAGAAAGCCCCTACCCTTTCGCTCAGCCGGGTGGAAAGAGATCAAAGCGAAAGGCGACGGGAACAACATCCTCGTCTGCTCGAACCCGCAGGCAATCATCAATTGCATGCACGCGAGCCCGTTCGACGTGATCGTCGTGGACGACTGGCAGTACATCCTCGCCTCGATGTACATGGCTGCACGCAACGTGAAGGGGTTCGACAAGTTCACAGAGATCGGCGGGGCCGGATTCGACATTGCCAAGGCCGCCTCCGAGCTCGGTGAAAACAAGCGCGTCTACGTCCTCGCTCACACGACCTCTGATGAGTTCGGCAACACCCGTATCAAGACATTGGGGAAATTATTAGACGACAAGATCGTTGTCGAGGGCATGTTCACCACAGTCCTTCGGACGCACGTCGAGAACGGACGCTATCTCTTCTCAACTCAGAACTCAGGCTCTGACACAGTCAAATCGCCGATGGGAATGTTCTCGGAGCAGTACATAGAGAACGACCTCGCGGCAATCGACCGCGTCATCTGCGACTACTACGGCATTACTAACGAAAAGGAAAACGAAGAATGATCACTACCTTTACCATGAACCGCAAGTCTGCGGAAAAGGTTGCTGGCTTCAACGGCATCGACAAGTCCGGCAAGTACGTCGGCACCCTCACACAGGTTGAAGTCGCCGAAAGCAAGGCGGGCGCGACTTACGTTGAGTTCGCCTTCAAGGCGCTTCGCTGGACCGAGTGCGGTGAGGCCGCCGAAGAGCGCGGCGAGAAGATGGCCTTTATCCGCCTCTTTGTCTCCTCTCGCAACGGCGACCGGACCTTCGGGGCCGACATCATGGACGCGCTGCTTGCCGTGCTCAAGCTCGATAAGGTTGAGGCTACGCAAGCGCAGGTCTTTAACCGCGACGGCACGAAGCGCCCGGGCTATCGCATCGGCGCGCTCGAGGGCCAGACCATCGGCTTGCTCCTCCAGCGCGAGAATCGCGAGTATGAGCACGAAGGCCAGATCAAGACGACCTACCAGATGAACATCATCACGCCGTTCCATCAGGTTACTGGACAGAACGCAAAGGAAGTCCTGAACAACCTCGAGGCCAAGGCAGTCGAGGCTAAGTTCAAGAACCTCAAGGACAAAGAAGCCAAGCCCGTCACGCCGTCGGCTCCGGTTGCGCACCCCTACGACGACGCTCCGCTTGACGACAACCCCTTTTGATCGTAGGAAACGAACCTTTACTCGTCGCACTGCCCGTCGCATTGCCTATTCAGTGTGCTACGACGGGCCTCCGTTGCCCAGGTGAAGGAAAGCCTACGACTACATGTAAACCCAAGCCCTCGGCACGGAGCTGGGGGCTTTTTGACAACGCGCCTCTGTTTCGTTCCTGCTTGCTATAATCCCTCTGCAAGCACATTGCTTACAGGAGGTTACATGCAAGCAAAAGACATTAAAAAACAAGCGGCTGCAAAAGCGAGGAGCGCGGCCCTAACGCCAGATCAAAGATCAAAAATCGCAGCTAAAGCGGCCCTTAAAAAGGCTGGGTATCCAAGTGCAGAATACGTCGGCACGCTCTCTTTAGGGGGCGCACAAATACCGTGTGCTGTCCTTGATAACGAAAAACGAGTTGTCTGGGAACGAGAAGTTGTTGGTCTTTTAACTGGCAACAAGAAGGGCGGCCTGGATCGATACCTCGCACCAACAAATTTGCAACCGTTCGTTCCTGAAAAATTCAAAAATGGGCTTGTTGCAGAAACGGCAATCGTCTTCGAAAAAGATGGGACAAAATGTCACGGTTTCGAGGCAGAAGATATCGTCCAACTTTGCAGAATGTATCTGTCAGCCCGGCGCGCAAATGCTTTACTTCCGAATCAACTCCACCTTGCCGCACAGGCAGAAATTATTATTTTAGCTTTAGCGGAAGTTGGGATAACTGCTCTAATCGACGAGGCAACTGGATACCAGTATGTCCGCAATAGGAATGCACTCAATGCCTTGCTTGATAAGTATCTGCTAAAAGAATATGCGGCTTGGGCAAAGAGATTCCCAGATGAGTTTTACCAACAGATTTATCGACTTCGAGGATGGACATACCCAAATGTATCAAAAAATCAGCATCCCAGCGTTGTTGGGAAATACACCATCGATATCGTGTACGACAGAATTGCCCCTGGGCTTGTTGAAGAACTCGAAAAGCGAAATCCAAAAACAGACACTGGTCGGCGTAAGACAAAACATCACCAATGGATGACTGACGATATAGGGCATCCAGCTCTATCAGCCCACATCCACGCAGTAATGGGATTAATGAGAGCGTCGGACAGCTGGACTCAATTCATTGCATTGCTAGATCGAGCCTACCCCAAAAAAGGTTCTCAAATTCCACTACTTACTTGCTGAGTTCTAATTTTCTCAATCGGCCCTGCCCTAACCGGCGGGGCTTTTTCATAGGTACCCAAAATGAAACTCTACGAAATCGCCCCGGCGCTACGCTTTGCGCTGGATGACATCGTCGTCGACGAGGAGACTGGGGAAATCCTCAATGCGGACGCGCTCCACGCCGTCGAAGCAGAAGCCGCTGAGAAGATCGAAGCCACCGCGCTCTACCTCCGCGAGCTCGATGCCGAAGCCAAAGCCGCCAAGGACGAAGCCGACCGCATGATCGCCCGCGTCAAGTCGATGCAGAAGCGCTCCGACTACCTCAAGGCAATGCTCCTCGATGCCCTGCACGCGACCGGGAATGTCAAGACCGCCCGCGTGACCGTCTCGATCCGCACGACGCAGGCCGTCGAAGTCTCCGAAGGCGCAAACCTGCCCGAGGCCTACACGACCGTCAAGACGACCGTCAGCCCCAACAAGATCGCCATCAAGCAGGCACTGCTCGACGGCGTCGAGGTCTCCGGTTGCCACTTGGAGGCACGCGAGAGCGTGAGCATTAGATGAGAAATGGGGGATACATCGGAGTGAGGGCAGACAAAGCCCTCGAACTCCTCGGCGAGAAAGGCCCGATGCGCATGTCGGCGCTGCTCTGCGCGTTGGGCCTGCGTCCGCAATGCTCGTCATTCAAGACCACCGTGTGGAAGCTTGTCGACGCGGGGATTTTGTCCGTCACGGACGATCATGACACGCTCGTGAGCCTGACTGACCAGAAGTACGCAGAGCCCGCCGCGGCCCGCGACGAGTACCGTGCGTACAACTCCGAGAAGAAAGCCGAGAAGAAGACCGAGGCCAAGGCCGTGATAATTCCTCCGGTCCAACGCTCAATGATCGAGGACATCGCCTTCGGAATGGCAGAACAAGGAAGAAAAGAATGAGAGTTAAGATCAAGCGTCTGCACCCGGACGCGAAGATGCCGACGCAAGAAGAGATGTGCAAGGCAGAGGCGGAGTGCGACGGAGAGTTGTGCCTGTACCCAGTAGACGCCAAAGGTACGCTGGGAGGCTTCTACCTCCTCCACGTCCCCGTCTAGGCAAGATTGCGCCAACGCTCTTTCCGACTGAGTACTTCGTCAAACAGAAGGAGGAGGACGAATGACAGAAACCGAAATTGTCGTGCAAGACCTGCGCCGCGAGCTTCGATGGTCGTATCGCGATCAGTCGACCTCAAATCTCCGCGCACTCGCAAGCCGACTCATCGACAACAAGGACACAGCCAGCATCGCAGACGCGGTGAGGAAGTACACGACAGTACTCTCCGCCGCGAGGCAGAGCGCAAGCCCTGCCGCCCTTGACCGCGTGAAGCTCTCCGCGTACATGCTCACGCACGCACTGCGCGACTGGGAGGCGGCGCGATGAAAGCCATGTCGTAAAATAGAAAAACCCCCGTGCCGTGCAATGCTCCGGGGGCTTGATTAACCGTTATGATGAGGTATGTATGGATAATAGCCTAAACAATGCCTTAGAGGCAAATTGCAGCCACTCCGAAGGCGCCATCACAAACCCATTGAAAATCAAAGAGATAAGCCGAAAAATAGAGGTTTTAGGCGCCACGCAAGAAAGGGGGCTCTTCCACGTCGAAAAGCAAATCGAACGAGACGGAATTGAGATGGGGGTTTTGGAAAACGGCCTCCCTTACCTTTCTGAGCGTGGGTTGGCAAAAATGTGCGGCATTCACAGGGCTGTGCTCAACAGGTTAGCCTCAAACTGGAATGAGGAAAAACACAAACCCAGAGGACAGGCGATACAAACCCTGCTAGCTCCCTCTGGTTTCCATGGCGATACGCTGTATATTCCGTGTGAGGTAGATGGCAAACCGACCAACGCGTACACCGAGCCAGTCTGTTTAGCCGTCCTTGAGTATTACGCTTTCGACTCGAGCGAACAGAAAAGCAACGCGCAGCATGCCTTCAGAACGTTGGCAAGAAAGACGTTCAGGACGTTTGTGTATGAAGCCGTAGGGTATAACCCCCAAAATCAGTTCCTCGAGAATTGGAAACACTATGTCGACCGAGTAGATTTGACGAGAAGCTCCGTGCCGACAGGATATTTCTGTATATTTTCAGAGATAGCACCTATGATCGTTCCGCTGATTCAAGGAGGTTTACCTGTCAGTGACAAGATTATCCCTGATATTTCTGTAGGGAAGATTTGGTCAAAGTACTGGAACGAACAAAACCTCGACGAAGTTTGCGGCAATCGAATCCGGTATGATCACAATTACCCCGAATATTACCCGCAAGCGAAATCGAATCCTCAGCCTGCATGGGCATATCCGGAAGTAGCCTTAGGATTGTTCCGTCAATGGCTGAGAACAAATTACATTGAAACGAAATTACCCAAATACTTGTCTGACAAAGCCAAATCAGGTCTCATCTCTAATGACAAACTCCCTGCTGTTCTAAATAACTTGCAAACCAAGAAATCTCTCCCAGAGAAGTAGGCAGACGCCTCTAAAGAGTTCTCCACAAGCCCTCGGCTCACAGTCGGGGGCTTTTTTTACATCGACACACCCATGCCAGTAAGCAAAAAACCCCGCAAGAAAGGACAGCGGGCCAGAGATCTCGCCATGCGCCGAAAGTTCGTGCGCGGGAAGTTCAAGGACGCGGACGACGCACGTAGAACCATCGCCAGCCTCGAACGCCAGAAAACGCGTCAACGCCGCCGATGTGAACAACTCGGTTGGTTGCTCGGCTTTCAAGAGAAGGACTCTCTGCTCGAGGCATTCACGCTCAGCTTTTTCGCGCTCGAGCGTTGGCCGACGACGACCGATTACTCGGACTTCAACCAGATCAGCAGCACGCTCATGCTCGGCGCGCTCTGTCACAAGTGCCTAGGCGTTGCCGAGCAGGATCTGCTCGAAGACAACCAACACGCCGCCTTCATGACCGTCGTCTGCGCTCGACTGCGCAACCACGGCAAGGAGATTCCGCCAGCCAACCTTGAGCCGGTCAAGCACGGCCTCATCGTCGCGCAGGAGCTCATGGAGTACGCCTACGAGCATGAACGTCAAGCGCTCATCAACGTGCTCAAGCACAACACGCATGAGACGTTGGACGAGACGCCTGGCTTGCGTGAGGCGCACGAGCGCTTCATTCTCGGCAAGCACTATGAGCAAGTACGCCAATGGGAAATCGAGGACGACGCCTTTCTAGGCGAACTTCAAGCTACAGGACAGTTTCCATAGAAGGGGGACAAATCATGAAGCCGCAAGAACTGATGACCGCAAAGCAGGTGCGTACCTATGTAGGGTGCGCCCCCAACACCCTTACGAAGGCTGTGCGTGAAGGACGCTTTCCCGCCCCTGCGCTGATTCTCGGCCGCCAACGATGGCGAAAAGCGGACGTGGACGAATACCTTGAGAAAGCGTTCAAGGTCGCCCAAGCCCGCCGGGTGGGGGCATGAGAGCCGATCAGTAGGCGAGACTAGCAGTGCGCGAGGAATAGAGGCATTTCGAGCCGACACCTCGCGCATTTTTGTATTGAGAGAGTGCGCGTACGGATCGGCTTTCAACCTAACCTCTCCGGCAGGAGGTCGGTTATGCCGTTCAAGAATTTGAATGAGTTTCAGATGTTGGGGATCGCCGGGTCTTTTGCAGGCTTGTGCGGTTGGCTTTCGTACCTGCTGAAGGTACAGGAAGGAAAGGCTTTCACGTGGCGGGAGTTCTTGCTGCATGGCGCAATCAGCGCCGTGTGCGGGCTGATCTCGTACGAGATCTTCGTCTACGAAAGCCTGCCGCCACAGCTGTGCGGCGCGCTGTCAGGTCTTGCCGGCTGGGGCGGGACGCGCGTTCTGAGGATCATCGAAGTTGTCATAACAAAGCGCCTGGGCGTATCTAAGGAGGATTTGAAATGAAGAATTTTGGCGAGTATTCGGCGGAGGTCGCGATGGACTTCATCGAAGCATGGGAGGGCTGTCGCCTGCAGGCGTACAAGTGCCCGGCTGGCATCTGGACTATCGGCGTCGGGCACACGCAGGACGTGACCGAGCATGACGAGATCACTTATGAGCAGTCGAGGGAGATGCTTCGTGAGGACGTCGAGGAGGTAAAGCGAGGGCTTGCTCCTTTCGTCAATGTTCACGTGACAGAAGGGCAGTTCATTGCGCTGGTGAGCCTGGCTTTCAACGTGGGCGTCTCTTATGTCGTCCACAAGTGCCCGAAGCTCATGCGCGCCGTGAATGCCGGCGACGACGAAGAAGAAGCCGCCCGCCAGTTCTTGGACGTGAACAAGGCCAACGGCAAGGTGCTCCCGGGCTTGACACGACGCCGCCAAGCGGAAGCGAAGCTCTATCTGGGTGAAGAATGAGGACCGAGATCATCATGGGCGTTGCGTTGGTCGCCGCCTTCATTGGCGGCTACCAGTTCGCGGCGGCGCTCTACGGCGAGGACATTGCCGCCTTGCGCGAGGACTACGCAGCGAGGGCGCAGTCTCTTGAGATCAAGTACCGTGAGAAGGAGAGGACTTATGCACAGAGCCTGGTGGATGCGTGGGAGGTGCGCGATGCCGCACTTGCTCGCATCGACGATCTTACTGGTGACGTTGACCGGGTGCGCCGTGAAGCCGACGCCACCCGCCGTCGACTGTCCGCAGCCCGCGCCGGTGCCTGCCAGCTTGAGCGAGAGCAGCTTGCCCGCTGCACAGACCTACTCGAACGAAGTGGCGTCCTTCTTGAGCGAGGTGCAGGGCTTTCTCAGCACATTGCGATAGACAAAGATGCAGTCGTCCGCATGACGAAGTAGACTGCTCTATGCTAAATTGCGGTTGCTGACTTCACGATCAGCAACTCCGAAAAAAGGGGGACTTCAGTTGAACGATTACCCCCAGGGATGCACACTCCTTTGGGGTTTTCTTTTAGACGTTCGGCAGGAGGTAGTCTGCCCACTCTTGCATCAGCTTGCGCCTCTGCTCAAGGAGGTCGTCTCTCTGATACGCGCGGAAGACGTTGTTCCCCACAGCGTGCATCAACTGCTTCTCAGAGACGAGGAAGTTCTTCTCGTTCTTCGCGCACCAGTCGGAGAAGGTGGAGCGTAGGCCGTGGAGCGTCATGTCGTCACGCCCGCTCGCGTGCTTGATTGCATAGAGCGCGGTCCCTTGGTTAATGGCCGATCGCCCACGCCCCTGGAAAAGGTAGTCCCCACTGGTATCGAGCCGGTCGATCAGGCGAAGTAGCTGGCGCGTGAGCGGCACCACGTGGGGGTACGGCTTCTTGTCCTTGCGGCGTTCTTGCGGCACGGAGAAAGTCTTCTCCTCAAGGTCGATCTCGTCCCACTTCCCTTTGATGTATTCGTTTGCACGGCCTGCGGTGAGCGCGCCGAAAACCACGGCGAGCGAGCTCACCCTGTCTTCCATCCACAGTTTTCCGATCAACTCTCGGAGCTCTTCGGGAGTTATCGCGGCGTGGTGCTTTTCCGGCATTGAGCGGCGTACGAGCCCCATGGGCGGGAGCGAAGCGTCAAGGCCCCCCTTCCACTCCGCGGGGTTCGACTGGATGAGCCCTTCACCCTTCGCGACGTTGAGGATGCCATAGAGGCGCATGCGGAGGTCTTTTCCTCTGCGCGGTTTCGTCGTCCACCACTGGCGCAGGAATGTCGCCACGTCGTCGCGAGCTATCGCGTCCAAGCGCTGCTTGCCGAACGCCCCCTTGAGCACGCCGATGTCGCACCGCCACGCGGCCTCGGTCTTCGCCCCGGTGAAACCGCGCAGGTACAGGATCTTCTCGAAGGCGTGGTCGACATACTCGCTGAAGGTCGGCATGGACGACTTCACTTCCGCGGCTTTCTTCTCCGCCTTCTCTTTGGCGATCTGATCCTTGGGGTCGATGCCCTGTGCCACCAGCGCCTTGAGCGGCGCCACCTTGGCAAGGACGGCTGACAGGGGCTGCGTCGCGGACCCGAGGCCGAGTTCACGGCGCTTACCGTTGAGCTGGTACTTGTACAGCCAGGAGCGGCTGTGCGTCGTCACGCGCAGATAGACGCCCCTCTCATAGCAGTGGATGCCGATCGGCAGGGTTGGGATGGACTTCACGTTGAACATACACTTCTCATACAGTTGGGTTGATGTTGGATGCAGTGCTTTAGCACACTTTGAAGCCCTGCAAACTCACAAGTCGTATGAGATTGAGGCGTTTTGACTCTTCTTAGCCTAGCATAAAGCTAACGAAGTTACGCCACGCGAACGGCCTGAAGAACCATGGACCACGCATGAGTATTCCAAATGTTTTTAGATTATTAAAAAGGGGCACCCGCAGACGAAAACTTCTGCTGGCGCCCTGCCTTCTTCACAAGAAACAGCGCCTAAACGCCTGCAACGCGGTTGCAAAAGATGTCTGACGTCCAACAGTCGCGTCACGCAAGCAGAAAACACTTGCAATTAGAGGATGGTACATGATAGGATGTATCTAACAAATCAAACGACGGCATCCCGGAGGCAGGCGAACCCGCCGCCCCGAAAGCTCCCGTCCTCTTGAAGGAGAAATTCTC